TAAAAGTGTGAATGTGGTTGTAATATTCTGAATAAATACATCATTGAAATAAATAGCTATATTGTTAAGTGTAAATACTAAAATATATGATTGCGCGATGTTAAATGAAAACCTTGCAAGTCTACCATCAGACCCTATATCTGCAATAAATTCAGTTCCTCTTCTTTTAAATTGCCCTCCATGTGGATGACATATAGTGTTTAGTCCATCTGCTACCGATGTGTAATATTTAGTTAAATCTACTCTTGCATAAGCAGTAGGGGATAATATACCACCGTTTAGAGAGTTTTGGAATACTTTTTTTCTACCCATTATATAACTCTTACTCTAATATAAGGGTCATCTTGAATAGGTACAGATGGCTGAGATTGGCTATCTGCATATGATGCCCTTCTTAATTCCATTTCATAGCCTTTTTGCATTAATTCTAATTTTTTATAATCTTCTGTAACTGATATACATAATTGTTTTGCCAAATAATATTCAAAAGCTTTAATAAAATAAGCGGGAAATTGATCTTCTTTTATTTTCCAAATATAATCTATTTCTATATCTTTATAGTCTGAATATAATTTATCTCCTAATATTCTATATGTAGAAACAGGATATGTAGTTATAAGCATTATTAAATCAGTAGGAAGTTGAAATTGATATTTATATTCATTCTCTGGTGATGCTGTTAGTCTTGATAATTTCTTTTTTTTAGTTGCGAAATTCCATCTTTTAGAAGATAAGATTGCAAGATATGAACTTTCATACAAGTTTTCACCTGCTGTTGCTCCTGCTCCCGGATTATCAAAAGAAGATATTGGTTCATCCCCTAAAAGGATTAACGCGTTTGAAACAAGTTTGATTTTACTAAATGCCATAAATACTCCTTAAACGAGAGCATGTTCGCCATACTCTCTATTAAAGCTATGCTAGTGCAACGCTAATTGTTGTGACTACTGTACCTGTGTTTGTAGCTACACCCGTTACTTCCATTCCATCAGAAGCAGAAGTCATAATAAAATCGCCTACTTTTAATTGGTCTACGAGGTCATTAAAATAACCACTTGCTCCAATAGCTGCTTTATTATCTACTGTCGAACCATAAGAATGAACCTTTGGCGCGGCAGAACCTTGTGCGATACTTGAATATGAAAAATTATCTCTATCAAATGCCATTTTTTACTCCTTAAACCATTGTGTATTGTACTTTGATAACACCTTCGTTATCAATAATCACAGAAGAACCTTTAAAGTCTCCAGATGATAAGTACGATTTCTTTTGAGGAACCCAATCAACAGATGTTTGCATCTCGATTCCGATTGCTTCTCCAACTGATGCTTTATGCCAAGCAAACGCATCAACAACATCCCCAGCTACAGGATAAGTACCAGCACCACCATGAGGTAAACCGCCTTCTTTTCTTCTACCAATTTTCTTAAAGTTTAGCCCGTAGAAAGAACCTATAGAACCTCTCATAAGAGCCTGTACAGTTGTATAATCAGATGAAGTTAGTTTTGTATCTGAAAGTAATGATTTAAAACCATTTGCGTTCATTGCAACATATCTTTCTTCTTCTGGCACTTCTAAATCATCGAATCTCTCACCAATCGCTTGTAATTTATCAAGATTCATACCAGATGATGCTCCACCTACACTTGTAGCTACTAATAAACCTTCTGTCTCTGCAGGAGTTTCACTAAATGTACCTGCCGCCATTGCGTCAATACAAATCTGGTCTCTTCTTCTACCAATTGCTTTTTTGATTGTGTCAGATAATTCTGAAATCTCATCAGGTAAAACTTCTTTTTGTTTGAAAATATCAGTATATTCTGATGCTTCCCAATCAGTTAAAGTTGCTTCAACCTTACTGTGGTCTACATTCATCGCGATTACATCACTTGAAGGTGCTGTTCTCTGTGATGCTTCACCTTTACCCATTCTGTTAAATGTGGCTTTCGAACCTGTTACATTGTTTCTTTGTCTGAAACACCCTCTAAGTACTCCCATTCCTTGATAGTCGTGCTTAGTCATTGTGTCAAATTGCGTAACTGCAATATTGTTTAAAAACTGACTCATAGTCATTCTCCTTGTTTTAATTAAAGATAATATTGCTGTTTGCTTTGGGTATCTCCCGAAAAAATCAGGAGGTCATAGCTAATAGCTACTAACTTCCAAACTTTTTCAGGCTCTTGTGAGGTATCTGTGTAGTTTGTAAATTAAAATATTACCTCTATTATATCATATAATTAGTAACTTTTGGTAGCAGTAAGGTAAATTTATTTAGAATATTTATTAAATTTCTTCTTTTTGGATTGATTTTGTGTTATATTTAAATAAAAATGATATAAAAATGAGTTTTACACAACAAAATGAGTTTAGAACCGAATATTGTATGTGGAGAAAGAAATCAGGAGAGAAATGTATGTATCCTGGTTATTGTAAACATAAATGCTTGAGTGGTTGTTCTATAAAAAATAAAAAGGATGTGAAATGAAAGATGAAATTATTTTAAGTTTTATATATCATATTGATAAAGGAAGTTATATTGTTTTAGGATATAGTTTTTTTTATCAAAAATATTATAGGCTAGGTAGTTTTGAAGCTTATGAGAGAGATTCTGAAGACAAGTGTTACAACGAGTTTTTAGAAAAACATGGGATTGATAAGTTGAAAGAAGCATGTAGACAAATGATTAAAAAAGAAAGAGAAGTTGCAGGAGAGGATATAAGGAATGAAGATATAAAAAAAAGAATAAGAGCGTGTAATTTATATATAAAAGGAGTTGATGATGAGACTATTAAGACTTTATAGGGTTATCTTTTTTATAATGTTTACTTGCTATTTTATAATAGGTTTATTTCCTAATATTACAATTGCAATTATTGTGTATATAATCACAGGAGATGATGGATATTTTTATGATGCCAATTTTGGAATTATTGAAAAGTTTGATTTTTGGTTTAATGAGAGTATAGATAAATTAGAGAAAATAGAAAATCTTACTGCTGGTTTTTATTGTGCAGTAGAACAAGAGTGTATAATTAAGCTATCAGTTGAAGGGGAAAAACAATGAAAGAGTTTAATATGGATAAGATTAAAGTGTTGTCTAATATGTATAAGGTGCAGTTGTCCGTTATTTGCTTTGAAGGAGAATGGCAGGTAAAATCTTTTTCATTTAAAGATAGTAGGTGTAATATTGTTACTGCACATAGAAAAAATATTGAAGAGTGTCTTGATATAATAGTAGTCGAGTTGGAGATATTAAGAAAAGGAGTGAGTTATGAAACTATTTGAAAATACCGAGGATTTAAATATCGAGCTTTCAGCAGTTGAAAATGTAGCAACTGTTGAATTGTGGTATCCTAGATTAGAACATAATATAGATGATGAAATTTGCGATATGGACTGGAAAGAGGTTGCGTTTATTGAGTCTTGGGGAAGGGAAAAACAATGAAATATATATTAGTAGTTCTATTGCTTCTATTTAGTGGTTGTGCTGATAAAAACAGGATTATAATTAAGTTTATAGATATTCAGATAGTTCAAGAGGATGAGAAAAAAATTAAGGAGTTAAGATGAATACAGTAGATGAAGTTGAAGAAATAACAAGAGAGAAACTTAGTAAATTATCCAATTCTGCACTTATTGATACTTGTATTGAGCTTATGGATATTAGGATTGATGACCTTTGCAAAGTAAACGACCTTAAGAAAGAGAATAGGGAATTAAAAGAAGAGTCATTAGAGTATAGAGATGAACGAAACGCATATAAGAGTAAATATACAGTGCTTAAGAATGGTGATTCTTCTATGGAGATTAAAGTATTAACAGAAAATAAGGAGGAGAATAAAAAAAAGGTTACAGAAGCTTGAAAAAATTATCAGTATGCAAAGAAAACAATTATTAGCAAAAGATAGGGCAAGGGTTATACTAAGAGAAAAGTTTAAGAAACTGTGGGTGGAGTTTATAGAAAACAAGAGGGGTTAACCTCTCATTCTACTTTCCGTTAATTTATCTATTTCTTTTTTATATTCTGGGTCTACAGAAATTTTTAGATTTCCGTTTGCATCTTTTGCCATAAGCTTGTCTGCATATTCAGACTGAGACATTTTTGCAATAGGAGTGGTGTTATGTGGTGCTAATGTACTTCCTTTTGATTTGTCAATGAAAAACTCTAACGCTTCAATTGCTTCTGCTGATGTTGCTAAAGGAGCAATCTTTTCAATCATTTCCTTAGGAGCATTTGTGTTAAGCCAATTTTGTACAGTACTAATTCTTTCTTCTGCTTTTTCTCCTAATTTTGTCATTGCATTTTTAGTAAGTTCTTCCTGTTGATCTAATTGGTAAGTCGCAACTTTAGAAACTAAATCATTAAACATGTTTTGACTCATTTTATTTTCAAGTCCTATTTCTCTTACAATAGATAACATGCCTTCGTCTAACCCCGCATCCGAGAACCCTTCAGGCATTGCGTATTCCTCTGGGCTTCCATCAAAACCTCCAAATCTTGATGACAATTCCTTATACCCTTTTGCTTGTTCTTCTACTGATTTGTATTTATCTACCATCATCCATTCAGGAACTTCGCCATTTCCGCCAACTCCATCACGCTCATTCTCAATAGGTGACTGATAATACCATCTTGGGGCTTCTGCTTGACCTTGGTCTCCTGCTAAATCTTGACCTTGGTCTCCTGCTTCTTCTCTATAAACTACATTAAATCTTTTCATTTTATCTCCTTAGGGCTACTTTTGTAGGTGTCCTTATTTTGTGTTATCAGATAATTCAATCTGTGCCAATATACTCTTAACTACTGATGCCTGACCTTGTCTTATTCCTGCTGCGAATTGTGTATCTCCTGGTCTTACAATATCTGCCATTAAATACCTTTTCACAAGGGCATTTAAGACTTTTCTTCCTTGAACACTATTAAAGGTTGTTGCTACATCGTGTGCAAAGTTAAGATGCTCTTGATTGTCTTCATCTTTTTCCACCACATCAAATTGTTGCCAACCTTTTGTTTTTAGTAATGATTCGTTAGCTAATTCACTCATTTAATCTCCTATACCAATGGTAATGGTTGTTGTTGTGGTGCTATTCCACCTAATGGAATATCTGCACCTGCTTGTGCTGCTTGTGTTGCCATTTCTGCTAAAGCTTCTTTTGATTGGTCCACTTCGATAGAGTCTTTGTATAATTCTTTGTCAATTCCCATATTCTTAGCTAAGTTACTAGGCACTTTATCCAAGTTAATTGATGTCGCTATAACTTCCTCTCCTAAAGGCATAACATAAGATAGCCATTGCATCGTTTCTTTTACTTTAATACTTCCCTGCATCTTTGCAAATGGTGATGTGAATTTAAGTGCTACTTCTCTACCATCTACTTTTAAAGGAGGTAATACACCCTCTTTATTTAGAATATCTACAACTCTACGCATAAGCTTCTCTAAGAACTCTGTTTGTAATCTACCAAATGCCGCAGCAGTTGATTGAAACATATCTGCTTCTCTTGCAGCAATCTCTGTAGCACTTCTTACAGGTGTCTCGTCAATTGCTCCAAAGGGATTAGCTAAAAAGGCTTCGTTTACAACTGCTCGCAATTGGTCCATTCTTCCCTGCTCATAAACATAATTACCGCCTACGTCTAAAGCTCTAATTGAAGGATTACCGTTGTCGTTAGACTGAACTACATTAACTGTTCCTGGTTGCAATGAAAACGTATATGGATTAAAACCATCATCAACTCCAGTGAAGATAGGCATACTTCTCATGCTATCTGCTCTTAGTTGGTTTTCAGCCATCTTATTAAGTGACTTTACATCTTCTAGTATTCTTAAGGCTCTTCCGAAACCGATAACATCACCTGGTCTTACTGATTCTCTAAATACAATAATAGGCGATGTATCCATTTTCTCTTCATACATAATAACACACTCTGATTCCTCTATTACGTACATATCATAATCAGATGTTTTCTCATTAAATACTACACCTTCAAATACTTTTACCTTAAGCCCATCACCTTGCTGGGTAGACTTATCAATTAAGTTTTGTGGCACTTTAGCATTAGGCCAAATATTAGTAATCTCATCTACTTTGACCTCAAACTCTCTAAATACAGTATCAACACTACCTCTGTTGCTAGACTCTGGAATAATCTCACTCAATGGGATACTTCTACAGTTTAGCGCAGATGGTTCGTTTGTTCTTGTATTTCTCTCTACTATTACAGCTCCTGTGCTTATTCCTAAATCTAAAAAGGCTTCGTGTTCTGCTGTGTAAAAGTTAGAATGATGTATATGCGAAAAAGTAATCTTACTTGCTTCATCTAATTTCTCTTGAACTTCTGGTGCTTTATCTTCTGGAATATCTGCACCTGGTTGGAATTTTAACCATTCTTCCCAAGGTGGGGTTAGAAGATTTTGTAATTTTGTAGCATACTTCTCTAAAGCATTACAAGCAGTACTGTCAAATTTAACACCTCTTTCGATTAGCGTGTCTTTGTTTCTAATAGTATCACGTAATGGTAAGATATACCTATAGGCTTCTTGTAGTTCATTCTCTCGTTTAAACTTAGCTTCTTTTGCTCTTTCTATACGTTTTAAAAGTTCTTTAGCTTTTGTTTCCATATTGTGCTTCTTTTATTTTATTTGATAATGTAGCTTCTCCGATATTGTTCGGAAAAGAAATGCCCATATTTTTAGCTATTTTTTTTAGTCTATCCATATTACTCTCCTTAGGAGCTTTATTACAATTACATTCAAAGTCTTTAGAGTTGTACTCTCTCCCTGGTTGAAATTGTTTAACCCACCCACACTTACTACATTTAATTGTTGTAAAGTTATCTAGTTTCATTTATCCTCCTAATGTTTGTTTTATTGGTCTAAATCTATTTTCATCATCATCTAGTAGACTAGAGTTTAATCTTCTTCTTTTTTGCTCTTCATCATATTTCTTTTCTATACCTGCTACTCTTTCTTTTTCTATTCTTTCCTCATATCCAGTTTTCGCGCCAATACTTAGCCAGTCGGCATCTGCTTGTGCTGCTTGAACATCTTTATTTTTAGAACGATAAATAAGACCTCCAGGATCATGTTGAACACCCCAGCCTTCTTTAGGACTTTTTATCATAGCTTTTAATGCAGTTCCTATATTAGAGCCTTTTCCCATTTTAACCCCCTAGTGTTGAGGTAGTCCCTTCTTCTGTTCCGCTAATTAAAGATGCTCTACCTCTTTTTTTTCTATTCATTGCCGCCATTCTGGAATCTTCTTTAGCTTGTAATGATGACAACTCTTGTTCTTGTGCTTTCTGCGCTCTTATTTCTGCTTCCGAAGGACCACTTGCACCTTTGCCTTTAAACAGTTCATATTCTTCCCAAATCATTTATTTTCTCCTTATGGTAATTTTTCAAATTTTGTAAATACTTTAATCCCTAACTTCTTGGCTATGTGGCTACTTTCTGTTATGTCACTTGCATTAGTAGATAAGATATATCCCATCTTCTTTGCATAATTTATAAATGTGTGATACATAAGATAAGCACTTCTGCTTTTCCTATGCTCGGGCTTAACATAAATACATTCACCTTGGTAAAAATCTTCTGTGATTCCACCCATGCTATCTACATAAGACAAAGCAAATCCAGTTATTATATTTTCTTTTTCCGTAACTATTATATCATAATTCCATTCAATCCAGTTCATAACATTCTTATAGAAAAATTGTTTTGATTTAAATTGTCTATGAGGGTATACATCTATACACATTTGATAATACATTTCTACTACTTCTTCAAAATCGCTTTCCTTGTAGTCTCTTATTATTATTTCTGTTTTCTCTACCATATTGACCCCGTTTGTGCTTGGATTGCCATCCCTTGACCTCTCATGCTCTGTGGTCTAACTTTTCTAAAAAAGTGCAGAGCTACCGAGTCTGCTTTATCAGGAGAACGTCCTATTTCTACTTTTATATCATCTTTTGCAACTAACTGTATCTTACCACTCATTTTATTATAGAAGTATGTAAGTGCCAATAGTTCCTCTTTAAGTTCTGCATCATTAGGTAATTTACCACCTCTTACTACAAATTCTTTAAGACTAAAGTACATTTCAGCCCTTTTATTCTGATATACCTTTTCTTCTTCTGCTCTCATTGCTGCATTTGCTTCTATTAGTCCTCTTACACCCATAGTTTTAAGTTTATCATATACTCCAGCACCTACACCAATTGTATCAACTGCAACTCCGTCAAATGGTCTTGTTCTAAATTCATTGTCTACTTTAGTTGCTAATTCTTCTGTGCTGTAGCCTTTATATGTTTTAAGGTCATATATCTTAAAGCCTTTACGTTTCGTAATAACCGAGTTATCTTTTCCATAACGTGCTACATCAACTGCCATTGTTTCAACACCTGTATCATCTACACCAACAAAGTCTCCGTTCATTGAAGATTCTATCTCACTATAAGCAAATAGTGCTCTATCATCTCCCTCTCTTGGAATCCCTTGATATAAATGTAGATATTCTTCGTAATCATTCTTTTTTTCTTCTTCTATTACGGCTAACATTGTGTCTGATAAGAAGATATTTTCATCATAATTAATCTTCCTAACTAATGAATTATCTCTTGGTTTCTCTACAAAGTTTTGAAATACAAAATCATTTCTATGTTGAGGATTAAATAATATTATCACTTCACTATGTTCTTTTCTAATTGTAGGATTAATAATATCCCATTGGTCTTTAGTTAATGCGTGTGCTTCTTCTATGTAGCAAATATCAATGTTTTCTGTTGATTTAATTTCATCTACATTACGACTGATACCCATAAATTTAAAGACCGACCCAGTTCTATGATGTCTAATCTCTGATAATGTAAATTGAAATTCTTTTTGTAGTCCAGCTTGATAGATTAAATCTTTTATAAGTGTATAGATAGATTGTTTGATAGAGTTTTGGAGTTGTCTTAGGCACAATATGTTAAGAGTTACCTCTCTACTTGCCATCATTACATGAGTAGCTGCTGAGTATGATTTTCCACTACCTCTACCACCATATAATACCTTTAACCTTGATGGAGTAGTCCAGAAACTTTTAAGTCCTTCTATACATACTAGTTTACTCACTTATTGACCTTATATAGTTCTGCCATACCTGATTTAACCAACATCTCTCCAGAATGTTCTGTTTTAGTAGGTGCATAATACCCTAACATTTTATTTAATGTATCAATAGCTTTATTTACTCCCGTAGAGTCATACTTAAACTCTCCACTGTTGCCACCACTTTTATCTACTATCATTTCAGCTTGTGATGATTTAGCTATTACACTTTTTAGTTCATCTATTATCCACTCTCTTGTTACTACGTGTTTCTTTGACTCTTTCTCTTGAAGTTCTTTAAGTCTAAGCGTTACCTTAGCATCTTTTAATAACTTACTTGCATTAACAT